GTAGAAAGCGCTGCATTTCCGAGCGCTGCCGTGTTAAAAATTGCTGCACAAGAAAACGCAGTAGATGAAAACCAACCAACAGAAACGAAAGGTGAAACCGTGGACAAAACCCCGGACGAAGTAGCATCAGAGGCAACATTTTTGCCAGACGGTGCAACAGTAACGCTAAAAAGCGTTAGCTATGAAAAAGATGATGCCGAGGGTGAAACTACACCTGTAGAAGCCGCGCGCAGAATTATTAAGCCAAGTGCATTAAACTCACAGAGAGTACGCACACCTATTGTAAATATGGCAACATACACAGAGCATAAAATTAAAGCTGCTCTAGGTAATGACCAGAGCAAGCTCTATGTAACAGCGGCAGATGATAGTTTTACTACAAACCCTGCGTTTAAGCCAGAGCAGTATTTATCCGAGTTTGTAACTAACACCCGTTTTGTAAGAAGCGCGGTTGAAGCGTGCAGCCGTGGCGTTTTGCCTGCTAGCGGGATGACCATAAACGTGCCCTCACTTGTAACGTCAGATGGCGGGGGCTCAGGTGTAGCACCTGTAGTAACCGTGGAAGCCGAGGCCGGAGCTGTACAGAATACAGGTATGGTAACTGAGTATTTAACTGCCAACGTATCTAAGTACAGCGGTATGAACACTATTAGCGTAGAGCTTTTAGAGCGTTCAGACCCTAATTTCTTTGCAGAATTAACAGCGCAACTACAAAACGCGTATTTAACTGCAACAGATACGGCAGTAGTAGCAGCTCTAACAGCCGGTGGACAGCAAGCTAACCCACAAGCTGCAACAAGTGCCGGCATTATTGCTTACACAGCTGAACAAACCGCTGCTGCCTATAAAGGTACTGGCTACTTTGCACAAAATTATTTAGCTAATGCCTCTCAATGGTCTTTGCTAATGGGTGCAACTGATAACACAGGCCGCCCAATTTATAACGCTATCCAGCCAATGAACGCAGGCGGCGACGTTAGACCAACCTCAATTAGAGGTAACGTATTAGGTCTAGACCTATATGTAGATAAAAATATGGTATCTGGCGTTATTGATGAGTCAGCGTTTATTATCGTGCCAGAGGCAGTAACCGTTTATGAAAGCCCACAGGCTTATATGAGCGTAAACGTGGTATCAAATCTACAGGTACAAGTAGCTATCTATGGCTTTATGGCCACGCTAGTTAAAATGCCTGCCGGTATCCGTCGTTTTAACTTAACCTAATAAATAACTAATAGTCTGGCAGGGCCTTAGCCCTTTGGCTCTGCCAGACCTACAAAGAAAGGTACAAATATGCCGGCTACTTACGTTACAGCTGCTACGTTAAAAGCATCTTTAGGCGTTGGCACTTTGTACGATTCTTACACTTGGATAGAGGACACCTGCCAAGCTGCCCAAGATTTAATTAACGGGTTTTTATGGTTTGACTCTGCACCGGTGGTGGGAACTGCATTAGTAAACAATGTAGCTACCGTGATGATAGCCAACCCCGGCCTGTTTACTACTGGGCAATCCGTTACCGTAGCCGGGGCTGGCGCTACTTTTAACGGCACTTATACAATTACTGGCACAGTACCGTTTAGCGCGGGTACTACTAATTTATTGCCAGCGTTTAATTTTCAGCTTAACTATTACCAATACCCACAGGGTTACAGCTTTATACAATATGCAAAAACGGCAGCTGACCAAAACTTTAGGCGCGTAGTACCTAGCGGCACTATGACGGGTGATGATACAAAGACGGCTACCTACGCTAATACACCTGCTATAAACGCAGCTGCACTTATGTTAGCTGAGAATATCTGGACTAGCCGTTTTAGCACACAAAACGGCGGCGTAAGCGTAGACGGTTACAGCCCTAGCCCGTTTAAAATGAGTAATACTTTAATGGCATCTATACGCGGTTTGTTAGCGCCGTACTTATCGCCTAACGCTATGGTGGGATAATGCCAGCCGCCATAACTACACTACGCAGCACTATAGCCGCTGCCTTAGCTAATAATGCTGTTTGGAGTACTTTTAGTTTTCCACCTAGCACAATAGTAGCTAACAGCGTAGTAGTAGCCCCGGCTGACCCTTATTTAACCCCTAGCAATAATGCACAAGCAACAATAGCGCCGCTAGCTAATTTCAAAATAATTATGACCGTGCCAATGTTTTCTAATGAAGGCAACCTACAAGGCATAGAAGATACGATAGTAGCGGTGTTTAATAAATTAGCCGCTAGCTCTATCGTTTTTAATGTTACCGCTGTAACTGCACCTAGCGTTTTAACGTTACCTAGCGGCGACTTACTAACAAGTGATTTACAAATATCCGTACTAACGAGCTGGAGCTAAAATGGCACTAACAGATGAAGAAAAAGCGTTTTTAATCAAAATAGGCCAAGAATTGCCTAAAGAGGTTAAAGATACAAAGCAAAAAGCAACAGAAACACCGACAACAGAAAACGAGGCATAACCAATGGCAATTTTTCTTTCTAACGGCGTAGAAGTTACGCTGAACGGCGTGGTGCTATCAGACCACGTTACTAGCGCAACTATTAACCGTAGCTTTGATGAGCTAGAGGTAACAGCTATGGGCGATACCGCACATAAGTTTGTTAAAGGTTTAGAGGCCAGCACTATTACGCTTGATTTTCTTAATGATAATGCCGCTAGCGGTGTAGGCGCGGTACGCGCTGCGTTGCAAGCTGCGTGGGGTACTACAGTAACTCTAATTTTAAGACAAACAAGCGCGGCTACTAGCACTACTAACCCGCTTTATACCACTACTGTACTTGTAAACAATACAACCGACATAAACGGCGCTGTGGGCGATATTGGAACACAGAGCATTACATTTACCTGTAACTCACCTATCGTTATCACAACAGCACCGTAAACTAAACAAAGGGGCAAACAATGGCAAAACTTAAAATAACAAGGGCAGACGGCAGCGTAACCGAGCATAAGATTACGCCCCGTATTGAGTATGCCTTTGAACTTATGGCAAAAAAAGGTTTTCACAAAGCCTTTAGAGATGATGAAAAGCAAAGTGATGTTTACTGGCTTGCTTGGGAGTGTTTACGCACTAGCGGGGAAGTAGTAAAACCGTTTGGGGCAGAGTTTCTAGAAACCTTAACTAAAGTTGAGGTACTAGACGATGACCCTTTGGAATAGTGGGGCGCGGTAGCTTTGGCTATCTAATCGCACAAATTGCGGTAGAGACAGGCATAGCGCCCCAGTATTTATTAGACTTAGATGATGTAATGTTTAAGAATATATTAAAGGTTTTAACAGATAAAGCTAAGGCGGTGCAAGATGGCAACAGAGTTAAAAGGCGCTATTGAAGCACGCAAAGCCTTACGCAAGTTTGAGCCAGAGTTAGCTAAAGAGCTGCGTAAAGAAATGGCAGAGCTACTAAAACCTATAGCAAAAAAAGCGCAAGGGTTTATACCTAGCACAGTATTAAGCGGCTGGTCTAAGCCCGCCTCTAGCGATACAAAATATAGACAATTCCCACGTTATGATGCTAGCAAGGCTAAGAAAGGTATCGGCTATAGAACTAGCCCGAGCCTGCCTAATAACAATGGCTTTAGGTCATTAGCGCGTATTGTAAACACTAGCGCGGCAGGTATGATTTATGAGCTAGGCGGCGTAGTAAACCCTCAAGGCAGACAGCCGGGCACAGATAAAGCATCTATGAAAAGTCTAAACCCTAACGCCGGTAAACAATTTATAGATGCGCTAGATGCTACAGGGCGTATAGTAGATGCTAGCCGTAACAATGGCGGCGCACCTAAATCTAATAAAATGAAAGGCCGCGGCATTATAAAAGCTTGGGCAGAAGATGCCGGCAAGACTAATGCAGCTGTACTAAAGGCAATACAAAAAAGCGTAGATATTTATAATAAAGCTATGGCTAGGGCGCGCTAATGGCTGTACAACCAGAAGTAGCTATAAATATAGGTTCTGAGTTTACAGGCAAAAAAGCATTTAAACAGGCAGAAACGGCAACACAAAAACTAGGTCTAAGTACAAAAAACTTAGGCAAAACACTTAAAAAAACTTTTGGCGTTGCAGCTGTTTTAGCTTTTGGTAGGTCTATAGTCAAAGCATTTAGTGAGGCCAATAAAGAAGCGCAATTATTAGCCAATAGTTTAGACTCAATAAATTTAGCGTTTGCTGCACCGTTTATAGGACAATTTATAGACAAACTAGCTTTAGCTACAGGCAAGGCAGGCGGCGATTTAACTAATGCGTTTATAAAATTATCACAAGCTACAGGTGATGCAACTACAGCACAAAAATTATTACAGACAGCCTTAGACATAAGCGGAGCTACAGGCAAAGATTTACAAAGCGTAAGCGTAGCTTTAGGTAAAGCATTTCAAGGTGAAACTACAGCGTTAGCAAAATTAGGCATAGGTTATACAACAGCAGAATTACAAGGCGTAAAGTTTGATGAATTATTAAAATTACTAAATAGTAGGTTTGGCGGCGCAGCTGCTAAAGCTGCCGACACTTATGCAGGTAAGTTAGCAAGAATAGGACAAGCGGCAGATTTAGCTAAAGAAAAAATAGGTGAAGGTTTTGTAGATGGGCTTGAAGAGTCAGGCGTTAGCGTTGAAGAGTTCCAAGAAGCAATAATTAGCTTAGGTACAAATATAGGCAGAGCCTTAGGTAAAATTACAGCGTTTGCAGGTAAAATAGGTGAAGAGTTTGATAAATTAAAAGATAATCCAGTAATAGCTTTAATGTTAAAAATTTCAGAAACTATAGGAGCATTGAGAGGCTTAAAAACTCTTGGCGGTTTATTTGATTCTGGCCCAGCTGATGACCCTGCAAAAATACGCTCTGCTGCACGTCTTAGACGTCAAATCTATAGACAAGAACAAGAAAATCTTAAAAAAAATCTAACATTAACAAAGGCATTAACTAAAGAAAAGAAAGACCAATTAGCCTTAGATAAGGCTGCCCTAGCTTTAGGCAAGGGTGAAGGTATATTTGACCTAGATAAAATACAAGTACAGGCAGCGTTATTATCTAAGCAAGATGAAATAAACAGGCTAGGGGTAAATGCTACAGACCAGCAAAAACTACAGTTAGCTAATGACCTAACCCGTTTATCTATTAAGAAAACTATGGCAGAGCTTGAAGAAGCTATAGCCGCCAAAGATGTAGAGGCTGCTACACGACTTGCTAAGAAACTTAATTTAGACTTAGCAATACTAGGCGCTTTGCAGGGGCAAGAGTTTAAGTTACAAGACATAAACGATATTTTAGAAAAGTTTAAGCCTAAACAGCTTATAGATTTAGATAACTTAAATGAAGCATTATTATTACTTGGTAAAATGGCAGGCTTAAAAATAAACCCTAATTTAGGCGCTACACCTATTACACCTATTACACCGATTACACCTATTACTCCTAATGTACCGGCTAAAGTGCCTGCTACTAATGTGGCTGGACAGATAGCAACACTAACTAATTTACGCGCTGCTACAAGCACAGGTACGGGTATTAACTTTTTATTAAAAGAGCAGATAGATACGCTTACAGATGCTATGAGTACTAACGCGCTCAATGCTCTAGGTGATGAGCAAGCAAGGCTAAGAGCTATGGGCATATTTGATACACCGGGTATAGGCGCGGGCTCTACCTTTGACCCTGCCCGTTTCCGTATGGCAGATAACATAACAGTAAACGTAAATGCAGGTGTAGTAGGTAGTGAGGACACAATAAGCCTAGCCGTGCAAAGAGCTATATTAGATTTAGAGCGTAAGGGCGACCCTTTGCGTTACACCGGTGGGCTATGACCCTGCCAGTTATAAACGCTATAATTAACTTTAGTACTGGCCCTAGCTTTGCTCAAGCTATGATTTTAGGTGAGGGCATATTAGATACAAATATATTAAGCGATAGCGCGGCGGTAATTGTAGACGTGTCGGACGTAGTGGACTCAATACAAACTAATAGAGGCCGTAACCCACAGGCTGACCAATTCCAAACAGGTACATTAACTTTAAGAATAGTAGACCAAAACGGCAATTTTAACCCACAAAATCCTAGCGGCGCTTTTTTTGGTTTGCTTGACCCTATGCGTAAGGTAGCTATATCAGCTACTTACAGCGGTGTTACTTACCCTATCTTTAGCGGCTTTATTACTAGCTATAGCACTACTACACCTAAAAATGCGTTAGACGTTGTTTATACCACAATAACGGCAGTAGATGCGTTTAGACTTGCCCAAAATGCACAGATAGCCACAGTAACAGGGGCTACCGCGGGTAACTTATCCGGCACACGCATTAACCAGATATTAGACCAAATAGGTTGGCCTACCTCTATGCGTGATGTAGATGCAGGGCTAACTACGCTACAGGCAGACCCCGGCACGGCCCGTACCAGCCTTGCAGCTATGCAGACAGTTACCCTAAGTGAGTACGGGGCGCTATATGTAGATGCTACTGGTAGCTTTGTATTTCAAGATAGGCAAGTTACTACAGCTAGCATAGGCGGCACACCTACCGTGTTTAACGATAACGGCACAAATATAGGTTATTTTAATGCCGTATGGCGCTTAGATGATACGTTGGTATTTAACGCGGCTAGCATCACTCGTACAGGCGGTACTACACAGCTAGCGATAGACCAAGCTAGCATAGATAAGTATTTTACCCATAGCTATAACCAACAAAATCTACTAATGCAAACAGATGCCGCGGCCCTAGATTACGCTCAAGCCTATGTAGCTAGCAGAAAAGAAACGTCTATTAGATGCGATGCCATTACCTTAGATTTATACACAGATAACTATAATGCCGGCATAATCGCCGCCCTAGACCTAGATTTTTTTGACCCTATAACTATTACTACAAACCAGCCCGGCTCATCTACCTTAACTAAGACTTTACAGGTGTTTGGCGTAGCTATGGCAATTACGCCTAACAGCTGGAAAACGACACTAACCACACTAGAGCCGATAATAGACGGCTTTATACTAGACTCAAGCCTATACGGGGTGCTAGACACCGGCGTATTGGCCTATTAGGGGGAACAATGGCAGCGGGCTTAGGATTTAAGACCTTTACTACAGGTGAGGTTTTAACAGCCGCGGACGTAAACGGCTATTTAATGCAAGGTATTTTAGTTTTTGCTAGTGAGGCTGCTAGAAACTCTGCTATAACTTCACCTCAAGAAGGCCAATTTGCATACACCAAAGATAATAACAGCCTATGGTATTACACAGGTAGCGCGTGGGTTGCTAGCGGCGCAACA